AGCGTCCTTGAAGAATTCGTTCCGAAGGTTCCCCACAAAGCCTTGGGGTTGGTCAGATTACCTGCCGCCTTTTGGGCTGTGTCCAGATAGTTTGATCCAGCATTGGATAGCTGGTTCCCCATGTCCCCGAACATGCCGGGGGCAGGAACCTGCAATGGGGCACCGACACTAGTAGCACCGGCCCACGGCTGGGCGCTGGACGCGGGAAGATACTGCCCCTGATCAAGTGGGTTAAACCTGTCGATGCTGCTGGTGCTGGGCATAACAGATGGATCAAGAGGAGTACTACCCGGAAGGGCCGCGCCAATACCTCCTGTGGCACCCTGCTTCGCAGCTTCCTTGGTCGCAGCTTCAGCCGCCTCGGCAGCGGTAGCCCCTGTTCCGCTGGCCAGACCCTCCAGCGCGGAACCAAAGCCATAGCTGCCCAGACCCGAGAGCAGTCCCTTGCCAGCAGCAGTCCCTATGTCGTTGCCCTCTGCCAGACCAAGACCCGCAGCCACGGCACCGGAGCCAATGGCACCAGCCATCGTGGTGCCCAGCGTACCCAAGCCCATGGCGGCAACGGCACCGGGCAGGAATGCACTGCCAGCCAGACCGCCCAGAAGGGGTAGCAGGAACGGCAGGAACGCTTCAGGCTTTCCGGTGTGGGGGTTGATCGTCAGCTTGCCACCGGGCATGGCGGCGGCTAGGCCACGAAGCTCCGCACGGTTTACATGCAGGAGTTCAGTATCTCCATACCTGCCCTTGGAAGCCAGATGATTCGCAATGTCTTTATAGGGATGTGATGGCATTGCTGTCCTCATACACTCGTTATGGTTTGCCAGCCCGCGCCGGTATTGATGCAAGCCTTGCCGAGCGTGCTATCGAAGATCAGCCAGCCCGCCCTGTTTGTCAGGGTGACTTTCTCCGCCGTCGTGTAGGAAGGTAGCGTACTTTGCTGCAAAAGCCGGATGGCGTTCCATAGGTTCTGCACTTCCTGCTCAAGCACACGCGAGTACTGGTTGCCCCACGCAATTTCGTAATCCGGAGGCGGATTGGGAAGCCTCATCGCCTGCCATCCGATCTGATGTCAGCGCGGACAACACCAAGACGCCAAGCAACCCCAAGGTCATTGCTCTCGCAGCGGAAGGATGCGCTTCTTCCCCTGAGGCGGATAAAGCACTGCTCCGTGAACTGCTCCACTGTGACCGTCGAGGTTTGCGTGACTGTCTTGCTGTAGTTTTGCGTAAGGCTTCCGCCCGGATAGTTCTGCATGGTGAAGGTCATGTCCACGGACGGGTTCGCCGCCGAAGAATCCCTGAACGTAACGTCAGGAATGAACCTGTTGATGAACATGAACTGCTCACCATTCGGCGCTTCCATGGGAGAACTCTCGATGTAAGCCGTTATCGGAGATGGCGGATTGGTGCTGCCATCATCATAACCATACTCATGGTCATACAGGTAGCCGTCTTCGGAAGTGGCTACCGGCAGATAACTCGGACCACGATCAATCCATGCGGTCCTGCCGAGTGAGCCAGTGTACCAGACGTTTTCCCTGATACTGTAGATCACATAGCTGTCGCATTCATTACTGTCTCCGGGATAAAGCCAACCGACTTCATCGAAGTGACTGTTGCTGAATGCATAGATTTTCTGAGACTGCGCCATGGTCAAACGACTAAATACATAATCCGCAACGGGACAATTCATTATCTGAATGCGACCATTGTAGGAATAGAACTGGTTGTGACCCATCCAGAATGAAACATCTCCCAAGGCTACTGCCGCGTTGGGAGAAATGATTGCGATGTTCGTACCAATCTGAACGAAGCTGAAGACAAAGGGCGCTCCCGTCCAGCGCATCTGGTAGATGGCAACATCCGTGTAGATAAGAGTTTCTGCTCTTCCTTCAAGAACAGCTACAATCTTGGTGCCGACAGAAAGGCGATAGCCACCGGCTGTATTGATTACGGTCGGCGTCCAGTCAGCGGCATCTTCCGTTGCGGACCAGCGAATGAAGAGAGGGTCTTGGGTTGCCGACCCAATCGGGTTGGTCCCGAATGCAAGAACATGCCTCTCTTCAGAGGACACCATGATAATTGTTGCAACAACCGGGGCATCAGACGCGGCGGGTATATCCTCAAGAGGAACCATTCTTGCCAGCGGCGTGGTCGCATCCCAGTAATAGATGTTACCATTGCGGACATTCGCGATCAGGTCTTCTCCGTAGTTATCATGCGACCAGAGACGGAGATTTTGTGAAATGCCATCGGTGGCATCCGATCCCCATGTATCATGCCCCCATGTGCCAGCGCCCCACCCAACACCCGGCACTGAGTTAGCAAGACCAACATTGATCTGGTACTCAGCCTCAACCGCTGCGCCGCCTCCCGAAGCAACGATTTGGCCTGCCGTATCTACGGTGATTGTGTAACTGCTGCCATTGATGATGCCGGTGATCTGGTGTTCTTGGTTAAAGTCTCCTGCCGGGATACCGGAGAAACTGGTTGCTCCAGAAAAGGTCACGAAGTCATTCAGGACAGCACCATGGCCAGCGTCTGTCACTGTAACTGTGGTCGATCCAATGGTGGTGGCAAACGGATCGGCTGCCAAGGTAACTGTTCTGCGGATTGGAGTAATGTCAGTATAAGAACCACTGCCAGAATTAATGTAATACTTCAGGTTGGTTCCGAGTCCGAAGTATTGCCTTCCACTTAGAATCGTCCAGTTGATGAGAGCCCTGCAAATCCCCAGAAATGTAGAAGTCGAATACTTCTGCCAGCCCCCCATCTTCTCTGGAAGGCTCATACGAAACCGAACCCAGTTGGAATCAAACCAGCCAGTCTCGTTGGCATATCTGGTCAGGTCTTTGACGATCCCCGGCTTAAACTTCAGGGGGGTAAGCATCAGGACACCATGCCTCTAGTCAATCCGGATTGCGCTGATAGCGAAATCACGAAATCACTCCGTAGGATTCAGTGACGCGCATGTACACCGTTCCCGAGCCCGTCAGCGTGCCGCCGCCCGTCAAAGCGGAGCCAATAGTAAGCGCCGCAGCCGACGCAACCTGATACGTCCCAATGACGCGAAATGGGCTTGCGTGGTAGGCTAGGTTTGTGAACTGGATAAAGGCCGTGTTGAGCGTTGACGCACCGACGGTCACCGTCAAAGAATTGGTGGTGTTCGAGCCGCCAATAGACGGAATGTCGACTTCGATAGTCAAGATAGAAGTGGACCGGCGGGGCGTGTAGGAAAAGCTGAACGGGAATGCTCCGATAACCTTCATCGTGACGTAGGCTGTGTTGGTTGCTGCGGTGTCAACGTATGCCGTCGTCGCCAGCTTCGTGGAGTTATCGCCCGCCGTCTGCGTCGTCGCGGTCGAGGCAGCGCCCATCGATCCGGTATTGATAGTCGCTGTATTGATTGTTGCGGTATTAATCGTGGGAGTGTTGATCGTTGGACTGGTTAGCGTCTTGTTCGTCAGCGTCTGCGTAGCGTCAAGCGTGACAACCGTTCCGGAGGTTCCCGGAAACGTCATGGCTGTGTTATCTGTTCCGGTCAGCGTCAGCGTATTGCTGGCGGTAAACGTCTTGCCGTCAGCAATAGACAGAGTAGACCCGGTCGCCGGGGCGGTGATTGCAGTCTTGTTGAAGCTGGCTCCGGTCACAGCCCCGGTAACGCCCACTGTACCGGCCATCGTGGCGTTGCCCGTCAGAGCCGTTGTGCCGGTGACCGCAAGGTTGCCACCGATTGTAGCGTTACCCGTAGTAGACACCGAAGAGATACCGAGAGTACCCGCAACGGTAAAATCACCAACGCTGTTAATTGCCTCTACGACGTTGGTTCCGTCAGCGTAGACATACCGCTTCAGGGCGGGGCCTATGGTGATACCCGTACCGGCTGTCGTCTTGACCACGATGGAGAACCCACCCGTGGTCGAATTGGTAACGACGTAGTTTTTGTTCAATGTCGGAACAACCAGATTGCGGTTGGCTGTCAGGACCCCAGTACAATTGAGATAGACATGGCGACCACTTCCCGTGACCCCATCAGGGGTCGTGATGGTCTGATTGGCGTCTGCCATGGCAACCGTAGCAGCACCGACAATGGACTCCTCGATCAGGGTGCCAAGGTTGTTGTTGGTGTTGACGCCCCAAGTGCCGCTGTCCTCGCCCGTGGCCATCAATTGCAGCTTGAGATTGGTTGAGTATGTACTGGGCATTTAGCTAACCCTTATAATCGCAGATGAGGAATTAAAGGTTGGGAAGGTAATCGTGAAAACCCCACTCAGGTCAGAACGATCCATCCCGAAGTCCAGAACCATGACGGACGGGTTGGTGTACCCCACAGCATCTGAATTGTAGATCAAGGCACCGCGAGCGGTCAGTCCGCTGGCCGCCCATGTCACCGTAGAGAAGCTTGTAAATCCAGTGGTGCCGCTGGAGGAAGGGTTCACGTTGGTCAGGGTTGCCCCGCCCGCCGTGTAGCCGGAAACATTAACCTCCCCGGAGGATGAATAGGCCGTGGTCGAGGAGTTAAGCGTGGCGGAACTGGAGTAGAGGGCAATTTTGAAGACGTTCCCGGTCGTGCGGAAATCATGCACGCCCTCCAGCAATTGTTGTCTGAAACTGGCCGTGGGGGTCTGCTGAATCATGCAGTCACCCGGCGCTCATTCATTCGATATGCATCCCCAAGGTCCATGCCTTCACCAAGTTTCTTCAGACCACCCAAAGCAACCTGATACTTTTCCTCGTACAGCTTCATCAGGTCAGGGTCGCCCTTGAGAAAGGTGTAAGCCTCTGCCAAGCAGCCATAGAGCAAACAGTTCTCGGC